CGACGTGCCCAGAGCGTGGGAGCCCACGCTGGCGTCCGCGAACTGGAATCCAGCGCTCGTGGTCTTGAGGATCTTGTCCGCTGCGCCCGGATGCGTGACGGCGGAGAGCACGGATCCGTCCGGTGCGCCGACGATGAGATCCTGCTTCGTCGTGGAGAGGGAGAGCGCAGCACCGGTGCCGCCCCGAACGAGCGGCAGGATCCCGTCGGTGATCGATGCGGCGCTGAGGTTGGTAGACGCGGTGCCGACCGTATGCCCCGCGATCTCAACCCACTCGCTCGGCACGCCAAGGGAGTTCACGGCCCGGAGCCGGATGTCGTAGTCGTCCCCGGCAGTGACCCCGCCGACGAACACCTCGAGGTCGTCCCTCAGCGGGTCCGGAGCCGCCGAGCGATATGTTCCCGTCGTGGCCTCCCGGACCTGCACCTCGTAGTACGCCAGGAACGCATGGTCCGCCCGAGTCCAGGACAGGTGGATCCGGGGTTGAACCTGGCCCTCCTGGGTCACGAGGGCGGTCGTCGCATCCGAGAGCGCCGCCACGCCGGTGGGCACCGCCACATTCCTGACGTCCGGCAGCCCGTCGGCTGGTATGGTGTCCTTGGTGTTCTGGGCGTCGAGGTTATAGGCCGCGCTGTCGTACTCGCGGAGCAGGAGGCGAACGTTCCCGTCCGGCGCGAGGCCCATGGCCATCACCCAGAACGACTTCTGGTTCCACCCCGGCCGGGAATGAGTCACGGGAACGACGTCGCCAACCTGGAGCTTGAGCGCTTCCTGGTTCGCGGTCATCGTCAGCGTGAGGTCCTCCCGCGACTCGCGGAGCATGACCATCGCGATCTTCTGGGCGCGGTAGTAGTTCTCCGTGAACGGAAGCTGGATCTCGAGGATGCTCTCGAAGCTCGAGTCGTTGGTGAGGAACGCGTTCGTCTGGTTGGCCTCAGGCCACGTCACCTGCTGCGGAGACCAGTTGTTGTCCTCGTCGATGAAGTGGGCGATGACGCGGTTGGGGACCTGCTCGATCCCGGCCCGGAAGTACTCGAACTCGCCGACGATGTTGTCCTCCGTGAGTGCGAAGGTCGTCGGGGTAGTCGGCTGGCGGATGAACAGTCGGAACTTCCCGCCTTGGTATACGATCTCGCCGCGGCAGGCCGCGAGCAGGTCCTCGAGGTTGTCGACTTTCGAACGACCGGTGTCGAGGCGCCCGTTGCACGTGAACCGGGCATGGTTCCCGCCGGGGGACGTGAGGCTCGTGTCGCAGTAGTTCGCAGCCGACTTGAAGCTGTCCTCGTCGATCTCCGAACGACTCCCGCCGTCCCGCTCAGAGTACAGCGCCCCCATCCCGTACCGCTTCGACGTGAGGTAGTCGAGCACGCAGAGGGCCGGATTGTCGCTCCACCCCCAGGTCGACGTGCGCGGGTCGTACACCTTTTGCCCCTTCACGATGGCCGTCACCTCGGGGATCCCCGTGGGATAGACCGACTCGTGATGAGTGAGCTGGAGCGCCACGTAGGCGATGCCTTTCCCGACGACGGCGGTGTTGTAGGCACTGCTGAACGCCGTGTTCAGCATGGCATCGACGGTCTGGGTGTTCGCGCCGGCGTGGAGTCCGTACCGGAGGAAGAACACTTCGAACGGGGCCGTCCCGATCTTGAACGGACTCTGGATCCCGGTCTCGTTCGGCTCGGATTCGAACGCTGGCGAGGACACGGCCAGGCGGTCGTCCAGGTAGATCGACTCCACCGCCTCGATCCCCCCGCCGTTCTCTGAGGCGAGCCCGAAGCATCCCACGAGGTAGAGGACCTTGTTGTCCACGCTGGCCGGGTCGACACGGACGTCCGAGATCTGGATCCCCACCTTCGTGCGTCCGTAGATCACGCCCAGGCCTGCCTCGTTGGACATCACGTTGGCCCGGACGCCGTGCTCCTGCTTCCCGGCCATCCCTCGCCCGCGGAGGTACCCTCCGAGGAGTTGCGTGCCGATGAAGACGCCCGCCTTGATGTACCACCCCAGCGGAGAGAAGCTGGCTACGATCCCGCCGATCTGGATGATCCGCCCGATGGTGCCGCTACTCACGGGAGCCTCCAGAACCGGGTGCCCCCGGGCAGCACGGACGACCACACTACCTCCACGCCGCGTTCCCGGTGCACGGTGAGGATCCGGGCGCCGATGCACACTACGAGCCGCGGGAGGCCGTCAACATCCTCCCCGGGGAACACGCCCACGTCCCCGGCCTGCACGAACGCTCCGGGCACTTCCACGGCCTTCAGGGCGCCCAGGACGCTCTGGACGGACCCGACAGCCCGCCATGCCCCCGCTGCGCCCCTCAAGGACGTCCACGGGGCGCCGAGGGCAGCCTCGAGTACGTCGTGGTCGTACAGGACCGTCAGGGCCCCTCGGACGAGCGTCCCGCAGTCGGTGACGCCCCACTCGAACGCTTCCCCCTGAAGGCGGCCGGCGTACTGCACGAGGCGCACGTCCCAATTGAGGACGCGGGTGAGGTCACTTCTCGCCACGACCGCCCTCCCCCCGTCCGACGTAGATGCTGTCCCCGCCACCCGGGACCCGTGCAGGACTGGCCGTGCCCCAGTAGATCGGCTTGTTCACGAGAGCGGGCAGGAACTTGAAGAACGCGTCGGTGAGGTCCGTTCCGGTGAGCCCTCCCCGGCGGAGCATGTCCCGATGGCTGTGGAGGTTGGTGAGCACCGGCCCTCCCTGCTGGAACGCAGCGAGGCGCGAGACCCACCGGGTCTTCACGCTGACGGACCCGCCCCCCATCGATTCCGCCTGCTGGTCGTCCGTGACTGTGTAGGCGGTGTTCTGATAGCCTCGGAACTCCTCGAGGGGATCGGCGACGATGGTCCCCGCGGCGGAGTTCAGCAGCGCCCGGTAGACGATGACCTCGTAGCCGCGGAAGAAGTTGTTCAGCACGAGCGAGACGATGGATCCGTCGACGCCCGACAGCGCGACGGGGACGCCCTGGGCCTTGAGGTCCCCCGTCTCCTGGCTGCCCCCGTACTGGAGGTGTCCACCCACAGCCGCCCAGGTCTGACCGGACCAGCTGATGTCCTGGGCCGACGTCGCGATACGAAGCGTTCCCCCGGAGCTCTCCATCTGGATCAGGTGGATGATGTCGTAGCCCCGTTCCGCGGCCACGGCCGTCTGCATCCCGGAGGTGAGCGTGCGGGTCATGGAACCTCCCGGAACGTCACCCGCAGGCCGGAGATGAACTGGCCGGGGCGTCCGGCCGGGGCGTTGTAGTCCCAGACCATCGCCCGGATGACGCATCCCGTACGCGTGATGGCCGCGTTGTCGGCCGGCGACGATCCCGCGGGGATCGGCGGGTTGATCTTGATGGTGGCGGCCCCGAGGCCATTCGACGAGGCGTCTTCCACCACTCGGAAAAGTGGGGTCAGGCCCGCGATCTTCAGCACGTCACCAGCCCGCACGACGTTCGTCACCGACGCGGACCATCCGTCCGTGTTCAGGCTCTCCCCGGTCTGGCTGGCTCCGGCCACGAGCGGGGTGCCGCCCCCGGCGCCCAGAGGCGCCTTCCCGGATCCGGGGAGCGCACTGTGGGTCACATCGAAGATCTGACTGGTGTGGAACGCCCACTCGACCCACGTGAGGAGCGCTTCCACGTCCGCCCGTCCCAGCCGGAGGTCGGCCCACGTCGCCTCCCACATGCGGCCGATCTGCTGAGACCCGAGCAGCTGGACACCACCGGAGCCGCCGACGGATCGCAGGCCGGTGGGAACCCTGGGGATGGTCTCCTGGCGGGGAAGAATCGTGCTGGGGAACGTGGCCATCAGCGCCTCCCGCCCATCAGCTGCTGCAGCGTCGTGCTCTCCTGGATCCCCTCGGCCATCATCTGGAGGATCTCGCCCTTCTGTTCGCGGATGACCTGGGTTGCGCCCCTCGTATCGATGGCCGAGACGTTCAGGTTCTGATTGAGGTTGACCACGACGGCCTTGTTCGGACCCCCGATCGAGAAGGCGGACGACGGGGAGCCCTTGGGGCCTGTGTTCCAGATCGGTGAGCCCTTGGCCATCGCGCCACCGCCGTCCGAGACCGCCCCCCCATCGTCGAAGATCGATCCGATGAGGGGCTCGAGGATCGCCCGCTGGAACGCGAGTCGGATCAGGTCCGCGATGATGCTGTCGACCATGCGGTCGAAGGCCTCGGCGACGCTCTCGGTGCGGTTGATCACCGCGAGGAAGCTGTCTTCGATGGCCCCGCCAGCGGACCGCACCATGTCCTCGAGCTCCCGCATGTTCTGCTCGTGGAGCTCCGCCTGCTCGATGAGCTGCTGGTTCGCGTCGTACAGACGCGCCGCCAGTTCGAGCTGCTCCTTGCTGGCGCCCCGTGCAGAGAGCCCCCAAAGGAGCAGGGCGCGCTCCCCCTGGGCGAGCTCCATGTTCTGGGTGTGGAGCGAGTCGAGCGTACCGTCGATGGCCTGCTGGTTCTGCTCCAGCTGGCGCTCGGCGTCCTTGCGCGCCTCCGCCTCCGCCTCGAGGGCCTCCACCTGCTTCCACTTCTCGACGATCTCGTCCTGAGCGGCGCCCACGATGCCGTCCTGGGCGAGCTTGAATCGGTACGCAGCCTCCTCACCCTCGCTGTAGAGCTTGATCTGCTCGTCGAGGGCGGTGTTGATGCCGGAGATCTTGTCGGCGAGAGCCTCGCCGATGCCGGCGGAGGGTGCGCTGGAAGAGGGGGTCGTCCCCGGACCGGCCTTCAGCGTGTCGAGCCGCTCCTGGATGAAGAGCAGGATGTTGTCGACATCGCGACCCGTGAGTCCGGCCTCCTTGAGGAGCCGATCATTCTCGTCGATGGAGCGGTTCGGGTCCGGCATGAGATTCACGAACTCGAGCATCCGCTGCTCGAGGACCCTGGGGTCCTTGATCTTCGAAAGAGATGCCTTGATCCCCACGGCAGTGGAGCTCTCGCCCCCGAGTTCCCCGAAGATCAGCGCCCACTCGGTGAGGAGTTCGCCCGATTGTCGGATAGCCCAGGACAGCCCGCCCCCGAGCGACACCGCCAGGCCGTCGCTGTTCTGGATGGCTTGGTCGAGGAGCCTCACCATGTTGGTGAGTTCCTTGTTCACTCCCTGGTCGCCGATGTCCTTCGCGAAGAGGGAGGCCGTGTCGGACAGGTTGGAGATCGAACCGTCGAGCGTGTCCATCTGCCGCGACATCCCGTCACCGAAGTTCTCCCGGGCGATCTCGCGGAAGAGCTCAACGACCGACCCGAAGTCCTTGTTCACCTCCTGGGTGACACCACGGAACGTGACCTTCAGCTTGTCGCCCTCGGCGCGTGCGACGACGCCGAAACTCTTGAGCGCCTCGGTCTCACCGGCACCGGCGCGGATCACTGCACTAGCGAACTCGGTGATGTCCCGGCCCATGGCGGCCGCGAAGTTTCCGAGGTCCTCGAGGTGCCCTACCGTAGGCGTGATGCCCACGGCGCTCAGTTGGGTGAACGCCTCGGTGAGGTTCTGGATCTCGAACGGCGTGGAGCTCGCGAAGGCGGTGATCAGGTCGAAGGCCTGAGACGCGGCGTCCGTCGACCCCGTGATGGAGATGAGGCGGGCCTCGAGCTGCTCGAACTCGCGGTTCGTGTCGAAGATGAAGCGTCCAGCGGTCTCCAGGACCCTGAACCCGCCGTACGCCGCCACGAGCCCGATGACGGCTTTGCCGGTCTTCAGGAACTGGCCTTCCGCCCGATCCGCGGCCTTGCCGGACCGATCGATGGAGTCCTCGAGGTCATCCAGGCGCCGTTCGGCGCGCCGGATGGCGTTCTCGAAGTCTCTGGTATCGAATTCGAGGCCTACGACCTCGAGGTTGTCTCCCACGTCCGCCCCCTCATCATCACCGCATCATCCCACGGGCTCGTTCCTCATCTCCATCCACGCCTGCCAGAGGAGCGGCTCCCCCAGCGGCATCAACTCCACTTCCTCCAGGCTCTTGCCTAGGAGCTCTCCGACGAGGAGTCGTCGCTGGAGGGCTCCGTCTTCTCGGACTTTTTTTTTGCGTCCTCCAGGGTCCCCGGGCCGCTGACCGAGGATGCGTACATGAACGCGATGACCCGCTGCAGCACGGCCCACTCCGCGCTCTCCAGGAGTTCGATACGGTCCCCCCACGTGAACGCCCGGGAGCCGTCCTCGAGCTCGGCCTTCTGGATGAGGAGGTAGACCCGCTTCTCGAGCTGGTTCTTGTTGGGATCCTTCCCGTCCTCCTCGCTCATCCGCTCTTCGACGGCCAGGATGTCGTTCGTTGTGAGGGGCGTGAAGTAGAGCGTCACCCCCCACTCCGACACCTCGACGGAGCGGCGATTGTTGTGCCGAGCCTTCTTGATCAGGTCGATCGGTCTCATGTCACCTCAGTTCCAGTTGGGTGTGAGAGCGCCCTCGCCCTGGAAGTCGAATTCGACCTCGAAGAGCGCTCCGCGCTGAGCACGGATCCGGGCGTTCAGGGGCAGCAGGTCCCCCCAGAAGAGCTTCCCGTCGGCTGCTACCAGAGCCACGGCCAGGGCCGTCGGGTCGTCGTTGGTGTTCACCGCGTCGATGAACGCCTGCTGCTTCGCGTCCCCGTAGTCGAGGAGCGCCATGATCCGGCCCTTCCAGTCCGGCGTGTCGAGCGTGATGCTCCGCGCCTCGTCGCCCATCGTGGTGACCTCGAGGACCGGCCGAGACACGGTGGCCTGCCAGTCCTTCACCTGGGCCACGGAATTCGACGCGAACGTCACCGCCGAGTTGTCCGCCCAGCCGCCACCCGGGACGACGCCCGGCGTGAACGTGACGGCCACCTGGTTCGGCGTGGGATCCCCCACGACGCCCCCTGTCTGCACCGTGTAGACCTGAGCGTCGCCTGCCACGGTGAACGTGTCGCCCGGGCGCACGACCCCGTTGAACCCGGCCCCGTCGATCGTGGCCGAAGTCGCGCTCTGGGCGACGGCGCCCTGGACGAGTGGCGTGCCCACCACCACGCCGCCCAAGACCGCCTTGCCTTTGATCCCCCGGTACTTGGCCATGGCCTAGATCCAGCTGACCGTGACGGCGCCGTCGGTCTCGAACGGGAAGCTCACCTCGACGTGGTTCCCGACCCGCGCACCGATGGACGCCGACGTGGGCAGGATGTTGCAGCTGACCTGCTTCGGGCCGGTGCTGCTCACGGTGCCGACGAACGCCAACGGCGTCGGATCGTCGTTGGAGACCAGCATGTCGATGAGCGCCTTCTGGGCCAGGTCCGCGTAGTCGAGCCGGGCCGTGATGTTTCCGCGGCCGCCGGGGTAGTCCAGGTCCCCCGTCTTCGCGGCGTCACCCATGGACGTCCCCTCGATGTACGGACGGCTGACCGTGAGGTCCCAGGCCGAAACGTTGGCCACCGAGTTCCCGCCGATGGTGACGGATCCCTTTACGCCTCTGTACTTCGCCATCTTCCCCTCCTCCCGTTCCGCCGCCCCGTGCGGCTGTTAGACCGTCTCTCGCACCTCGAACGGAGCCGTGATATCCACGCGAGCTCCGCGTCCTTCGTCCGCACGTCCACCCGTCTGGCTGGAGATCGTCTCCGTGCGGGGCGCCGGTGGGCTCACTGCCCCGAACTCGATGCCGCCGCCCAGGTCCTTCAGGTTGAACGTGTCCCGCACGACATTCGCGTGGCCGTTCAGCGTCCCCAGGCCTCCCCCTGGAGGGCCGAAGATCGAGACCATGACCACGCCGACGATGACGTTCTCCATCACTCCGTCGCCGCCCATGGAATCCTCGAAGGCGTCGCCCCAGAGGATGCTGAAGCGTGCCCATTCGGCGTCGTCCGGTGGATCGAAGTCCACGTTCGCCCACGCGATGGGGGTGCGGTCCGCCCATTGCGTGTTGAAGTGGGCCTCGATGGCCTGCCGGTACGCATCGATCGAACTAGCCACGGGCGATCCTCGCGAGCACTCTCGAGATCAGCGGCTTCATCTCCGCCTTCGTGACGGCCACCATGCCCTGGGGCGCCTGCTTCGAGGAGCCCTTCTCCAGGTCGGGAACGTAGGGCAGGGCATTCGTGATGAAGAGGCGATCCCCAGCCTGGAAGTCGCCCAGGATCTTGCCCTGCCCGCCCTGAATGGATTTCTGCGCTGCGCCGGAAGCCCGCCTCTTCGTCTTCCCACCCTTCTTCCTGCTGGAGTCCTTGGTCTCGCCGTCGACCGACCGATCGATGGCGTTCACGCCGATGTTCCAGTTCCCGCGGGCCCGACCGGTGTCGACCGGGGTGCGCCGGATGATGCGCCCATGCGCCTCGAGGGCCACGCCGCGGACGAGCTTGTCGGAGCGGTCATGAAGGCGCTTCTTGAGCGATTCCTTCCCCTTCAGCGGCATGGGACCTCCTCGAGAACGAGGCCTCGCATCCACTGGAGAGCCCGCGCCAGGCGATCGCGCCACGTGATCGGCGCCTGCACCACGAGCGTTTCGAGCTCGCCGTCCAGGTCCAGCTGGGCGTGCAGCGTGATGGTCGCCGTGCACCGCTCGCCCATCTCCGCCTTCACATCGAAGGCGACGACGCCGTAGAGCGGACGGTCGTCCAGCTCGAGCATGAAGCTCTGGGCCGCCGGCCCGCCCCGGATCTTCAGCCTGTGGCGCATCACCGCCTCGCCTGGATCTGGTAGAGCACCGGTGCCGTCACGGACCCGATGGGCTCCACGTGCACGACCTGGTACTCGTCCGTCCCGTCCCGCAGGCGGTCGTCGCTCTGGGGCTCGGTGAGTCCCTCGGCCGGGATCGTGATCTTCACGTCCCCGGCCTGAACGACGCCGCCGATCTCGCTCTGGCTGTACTCCTCGACGATGCCCTTCACGGACTTCGTGGTCTCGGTCGCCGCAGCGGTCCCTGTTGCCGGGTCGTAGGCCCCCCGCGTCGAGTACACGAGGGTGAAGCTCTTCCCGAATCGCTGGATGACCTTCAGCGCCACCGGCCGGATCGCGTTGAGTACCTGGCTCATCGGCGGACCTGCAGCTGGTAGATGGCCACGAGCTCGCCGGAGTAAACCGGCTTCACATTCACGACCTGGTACGTCCGGGACCCAATCGTGAAACGGTCGTCGGTCTCGGGCTTCGTCAGGTCCTTGGCCGGGACGATGACCTTCAGGTCCCCCGCCTGGATCGTCCCGCCGAGTTCATGGGTGCGGTAGTGCTCCACGAGCGCGGAGACCTCGACAGCGGAGCTCGTCTTCGTCGCCGTTCCGGTCGCCGGGTCGTAGCTCCCGCGGGTCACGTAGGTGAGTGTGGCAGGCTCCCCGAACTGCCTGATGAGCTGCAGTGCCAGGGCAGGGAGGGGGCCGTCGAGCGGAGTCGGCGTGACGACGGTGACGGACGGATCGTAGAGGTACGCATCCAGCATCACCGACTTCGTGAGTCCCATCCGCAGGATCGCGGCGTCCACGCCGACGGTCAGTGCGTTGCGGGCGATGAGCGCTGCGTCGAGGCTCGCGGAGACCGAGCCCGTCACCATGATGGCCGCGCTCATGAGCACGGTCAGCGAGGCGCCCACCTGCTGAATCGCCGCGTCGAAGTCGACGGTGCGGACCATCGTGCCCGTGCCCGAGATGATGGACGCGTCGAGGCTCAGGCTCTTCGTGAGCACGGCCTGGATGGCGGCATCGAGGCTCGTGGTCTTCGTGAGGCCCAGCACCTGGAGCGCCGCGTCGAGGTTCGCCGTGACGGAGTTCCGGGACTGGACCGCGGCGTCGAGGTCCAGCGTCTTCGTCAGGCCTTCCTGGCGGATCGCGCCGTCGAGGCTGACCAGGGCGCTCAGCGTCGCACGGATCGCCGCCTCAAGGCTGACCGTCTTCTGGATCGTGGCCTGGACGGCTGCGTCCAGCGAGGCGGACTTCTGGAGGCGCTTCTGCACCGCGGCATCGAAGCTGGCGGACTTCGAGAGCGTCGCCTGGATCGCTGCGTCGAGGGAGGTGGTCTTGGTGTAGGTGGCGGTAGCGCTCGCTACCCCGTAGGCTTCCACTCCCACCAACCTGAACGGCCCCCATGGGTCCGCGGTGAGTTGGCGGACTTGGGCGTCGGTGAGCGCGTAGCCCTTGAAGATGTAGATGCCCTGATAATCCCCGAGCACCTGGTCGTTGCCGCCGGCGGAGAACGACCCGACGTTGAGGCCGTGCCCGCCCGCCGCCGACACGGAACCGAGGTCGGTATCCGTCGGGAGCGCCTTCCCGTTGAACCAACATTCCCCGAAGCCGCCCGCGTGACGCACCTCCGCGAGACGGACCTGCCCGGTGGGGAACGCGCCAACGTTGTGGTTCAGAGTCCGGAAACCACCATCGTACCACGCGAACTGAATCTGGTTGCTATACCAGTAGAGTTGCCAGAAGCCGTTCGACAGAGTGTCACGCGCATTCAGGTATCCCGGGTACCCGCCAGCGCCCACGTAGGAGTCGACGTCCACGGCGACGAATACGGAGAAGTCGATGTCCCCTTCCAGTTGCCATGCGTCGCGAGCCGGGTAACGCGCCACCTCACTCGTGGCGGCCGTGCGGTACGCCCGACCCACGGTAGTGATCACCGGCGAGCCCGTGTCCTCAACAGTCGGGCGAATGATCTCGTTGCGCGTATAGACGTGGTGGTCCCCCATGAACGGGATCCAGGCGGTGACGTGCTCCCAGAACCAAGCCCACTCCTTTCCCACCATCCCCGGGTCGATGACCCAGGGGAACGGCTTGATAGTCCCGGAGTCCGGCGCCTTGAGCATCGGTTACGCCGTACCTCCGACCACCTGACGGGTCCGCACTGTGGCTGTCACGGAAGCGCCGGAGTCGTTGGTCACAAGGACTTTGAAGCTGGAGATCGACGGGGGTACGGTGATCGCACGCCGGCGGGTCGCACTCACCGCGCTCGGCATCTCGAACCCCCACGGCCCGTCCACTTCGGCCTCGTAGTTCGTGGCGTCCACGTCTCGCAGGATGTAGACCTTCGCGCCCTCGTTGACGGTGGCTCCGTAGGCGATCTCGACGGACACCTCAGTGCCCAGCTTGCCATCATTGGAGATGGCCGCAGTGGTGGCGTCAGCCGCATTCGCGATGGCCGACGAGTTGATTGACGTGGCGCTCCACGCGGCGTCGTGGTCGTAGTAGTACTGGCCCATGGGTCACCTCATGCCGGAGCGTCGAATGTGCGCCCGATGTGGGCGTAGGTCGCCTGGTACCGGGCCGCCATCTTGGTCTTCTCGGCAGCGTACATCGCCTGGAGGGCAGCGACGTGTCCAGCCTGGTCGCGGGAAGGGTCCGGGCCGTACCGCGCCACGAGCCATGCCAGCGTCCCGGCGTCACACTGGGCCTTCTCGGAAGCCGAGAGGGCCGCGGCGACGTCTCCTTCCGTGGGCGCCGGTGTTGGGACCACGGTGACAGTCTGGCCATCGCCCCCGGTGTACGTCTTCGGGGTGGGGATCGGGAAGAGGAACAGCACCCCATAGGTGCCATCCCTCGTCCCGCCGAGCGCCCGGATCTCCTTGGCCATGAGTCAGTACGTCGTGATCGTAGTGGACGCACTGGAGCCGTTGAGCAGACTCGTGGCGGTGATCGTCGCGGTCCCAACCTGGCTTTCGGCGCGCACGAGCCCGCTTTCCAACACCACCGACACCACGCTCGGGTTTGACGATTTCCAGTAGACCAGCGCGACCTGCGCCTCCTTGTTCGCGGTCCAGGCGCGGCATACGTCCTGTTCATGCGTGGCGACGGCAAGCGAGGCCCCACACAGTACTTCGGCTACCACGCTCGCTGCGTCTGCGCGGTCCACGGCGTCGTTGAGTTTCTCGATGCCGCTGATGCTGTTGAGGTCGCACGCCCCCACCCCCACCAGCACCGCTACCAGCACGAGAATCCGAGTCCAGATCTTCATGTCATCCCCCCGGGGCGAGTTGCCCCACGTTGAAGCGTTCTCGGGCGACCACCACATGGTCACCCAGGATGTGGACGAAGACGCCATCGACCTCGATGACGAGCATCGTCCGGTAGATCTCGTCCGAGACCCACGGCTTGCGCTGCCGGTTCTGCACGACGCGGGTGCCCCCACCGATGACCGTGACCTTCAGGCCAGCGGAGACGGCCGAGACCGACGAATGCGGGCGCGTGAACACCTGCTCCCCCGGGATCTCCTCAGATCCGTCGAGGTAGGCGATCTCGAACTCCGCGCCTCGAGGAGGCAGCACGAGATCGCGCACCATCTGCAGCGTCGCGTCGTCCATTCCGGCCAGTGCCTGCATGGTCAGATCTCGTCGTACTCGAACGTGGCCGTCTCCGCGGCGAGGAGCGCCGGAGATGACCCGGGCTCGACCTCCATCACGGCGATGAGGTAGCTGCCCATGTCGGTGGAGGTGGCGGTGTACGGGCCCGCACCCAGTGAGAGGGGCGCGGCGGACGTGTACGTGAACGCGTCCGTCATCGCGGCCGGCGTGCCGTTCACCGGTGCCTGAGGCGGATCGTTCGTCTCGGTGGGCACGCCCGGGGTCGCGTACGCAGCCACGGCCCGTGCCCAGAGCTTCACGCCGGCGGCCCATCCCTTCGCGCCGTCCATGTAGAAGTTCAGGTTCGTGATCTGGCTCGAGGGGCCCGTGGCGCCGATGAACATCCGCAGCCACTTCTCGAAGCTGTACTCCTGTCCGGATGTCGGAACGACGAGCGGGTTGTTCAGGTCGACCGTGGCGTTGTCCGCATTCTTGAAGCGGACGGTGCTCCCGTCCTTGTTCGTCGCGGTCTCGCCTACGCCGTTCTTCTCGCGGACGTTCACTGTGGCGGCCATGGGCTATCTCCTTCAGGACCTCGAGATCGGGAACGTGAGTGAGCTCGGGGTGGTCAGAAGGGGCCGCAGATACCGCAGCACCTGAGCGGGCAGCGTGCCCGCTTTGCGCTCGTGGCGGGGGGTCACGGATAGGGGCCCCACCTTCACATCCTCGAACCCCTCCAACCCGCTATCCGTGAGAGATACCCCCCCGCCAAGCACTTCCAACGCGAGCTCCAGCGTGGCCTTCTTGACCCGCTCCGGAATCACGTCGGACTCGTACGTCCAGCCTTCGTCGTCCTGGGCGCTGTAGCGCGGCCACTTCAGGGCCTGCGTGGTGCCCGAGGACGTGCCGCTCAGAGGGCTCACCGGGCTCCCGACGAACTCCTCCTGGTCGATGCGTTCGGTTGCGAGGATCAGCGCCCGGCCCTTCTCGTCCGCCGACGCACCCGTCCACGCGGTGACGCCGGAGCGACCCTCGAAGAAGGCATCTCCTTCGACGACGGACGCATACGCGTTCGCGTCCGATGCGCCGACGGTCGGGGTGACGGTCACGGCCATAGGTCAGCTCCTCGCTCGAGCTCCCGGGGAGCTGGGGGCCAGGCACGTGGCCCGGACCCCGTAGCGCTCCCCCCGGGCGCTACTCCCCGCCCGCGGCGTGGCTGGCGTGATCGATGGCCGCCGCGATGGCGGCGTCGCGCCCCTGCCACTTCCCGTTGGACGGCCCCTCGATCGCCTGACCGTCGGGCCCCATGAGGAAGAAGTAGCCCGCCCCGGCGTGCTCGACCTCGTAGCCCTCGGGCAACGTGGGCGTGTCGTCGCCGGTGTTGGGTGTGGGCTCCGTGGATGCGCCGGATCCGGATTCCTCCGGCTCCTCGCCCTCCCAGAGCTTGTGCACATCGGGGTTGAAGTCCGACTCGTTGATGATCATGAAGTCGTCGGGTGCGTCCGGGTTGACGACCTTCTTGGTGGGGATCTTCGCCATCTCGCTGCTCCTTCAGGGGTTCTGTCTTGGCTGGATGGGTGGGGCCCCGAAGGACCCCACCCGTCACAAGCCGCTCAGCGGATCAGGCCGCTACCCGGCGAGCCGGGTGGCCAGCTCCGGACGGACCAGCTTCACGCCCCAGAGCGCGTCGATGGACCACCGAGTCCGCTTGTGCTGCCGGGAGACCTCCAGCCGGAGGGTCATGCCGGTCAGCGGGTCGACCATCGCCCGCACGATGTTCCCGCCAGTGAACCCGTCGGGCACCGCGAGAGGCCGCATGGCCAGGGCGAACGCATCGCGGTGGAACGCGAGGTTCACCACATGGCTGGCCTTGAGGGTCATCGCCTCTCCGCCGCTCTTCGCGACCTGGAGCGCCGGGCTGATGGCCACATTCGTGTTTCCCACCGCGAGGGTGACGTTCGCCGTGACCACGTAGGTCTGCGAGTCACCGGCGAAGGTGATGATGTCGCCCTTCACCAGGTTGGACGGATTGGTCGCCTTCGCGATGGAGACCGTGCTCACGCCCGCGGCATGGGCACCGTTGACCGTGGCGGCGCCGGCACTGAGCGCCGTGGAGGCGTGCGTGGGTACCGCCTGGTCCTCGTACCAGTCGAACCCGAACTTCCGGCCGATCTGGCCCTCGCGGATGCCCTCGGCATCGCCGCGGTACGAGGCGTCCTGGAAGGCGCGGAGCCCCAGGGCCGCCGCGGCCGCGTCCACGTCCAGCACGGCGCGCCGATCGTTCAGCGGCGCTTTCTGGGCGTTCAGACGCTTCCGGATCGCGGTCGCCGAACCCGTCTCGACGCCGGTACCGAAGGGGGTGGTTCCCGCGGTGCCCTCGAGCCCGTACACCCCGGTGTACTCGCCGAAGAGCGAGACGTTGATCTTGTCCGCGATGGACTTCACCGCCTCGTTGAGCTGCATGGGAGCGGTCCCACGCATGGCGTCCGCGATGTCCTTGTCGGACAGGAAGAAGGGCGCCTCCCACCACTGATCCAGGGGGATCTGGACCTTCGTGGGGATCACGCCGGCGTCATCGGGCGGCGTGTTGGAATGAGACACCTGCTGGGCCGTGATCGCCGAGGGGATCGGCACGTCGACGGTGTCTCCGTGCTCCTTGGCGTCTCGCCCGTAGTCGAGATTGACCAGCGAGGGCATCACCGTGAATCCGCGGAGCGCCAGAAGCGCCTGCGCCATGATCTGCGGGATGACCTGGGTCAGCGTGTTGGTGTTGGCCATGAGGTCAGCTCCTTAGCCGTTGAGCCCTCCGGCATGGAGCTGGAGGGCGTAGGTCAGACGTGTGATCCGGTGTGCCCTCGGCACGTCCGCCTCGCCCTCGGCTGGCGGTCATGTGTGGTGGAGCGCGGAGTTACCCCCCGACGACCTCCACCTGGCCCTTCGCCAGGGCCTCCAGGTCGAAGGTGCCTTCGGCCAGGTCCTGCTCGGTGACGAACTTCCCGTCGCCTCCCGCCGGCCGCTTGTTGCCGTCTGCGCCCGAGCCGGTCCGGCCCGTGGGTGCGATGTAGGCAGCGGCGTCGTCGGTCTTCGACCACTGGTCGACGAAGTCACCGATCGAGTGATCCCCGGGAATCCCGGAGAGGTCCGTCTTGAAGACTCCGACGAAGTTCCCGTCGTCGTCCTCGACCATCGTGGGCTTCCGCTCCTTGAGCAGAGCCCGTACTGCGGGACGGAGGTCCTCCTTGAAGCCCTTGGCCGCGATGGCACGATCCAGCTCGCCGTCGACCACCCGGCTTTCCAGCGCCTTCTGGAGCGCTTCGATCCTGGACGTGAGCTTCTCGGACTCCTTCGTGTGCTTGCCTTCCAGCTTCTCCTTCAGCTGCTGAAGTTGGGCCGCGACGTCGTCGCTCTTGCCTCCTCCCCCTCCGCCACCCGCTGCCTGAGCCTCTCGGAACTCGACGAGCTCCTGGAGTTCCTCAGCCGTCATGTCCCCGAAGGCGTCGAGCTTCTCGCGGAGCTTGGTGCGCTGGCTCTTCGACGTCTCGAGTGCGGCCTTCAGGCCTCGGACCGCCGGGTGGCTGTCCACTCCATCGAGATCCAGCACGAACTCCCCGTGCTCGTTCTTGGAGTAGAGACCCTTCAGGCTCTCGTCCAACCCGTCGAGCGACTCGAGTACGGCCTTCAGCTTCATATCCACTCCCTCGGAGGTGCTGAAACGACGAAAGGGCGGCCCCCGGCTATTCCGGAGACCGCCCCACGGCGGATTCTAGGCGCGGCCCGTCGGGCCGCTATTTCAGCCTGAAGCTATGTTCGGGGCAGATTCGGTGTCAAGCGTTTCGTGCGTCGTCGAGAAGCCCCTTAATCTCACTTGATACTGCGCCAACGTCGTCGAGAGACCGTGCGTACGTCGTATTCCAGTCGAGGATATAGCGAACCGAGGGTACAGCTTTGATCGGGATCGCGTGCCGTGACCACGCTTCAAAGTAGGGGATGATAACCTTGCGGTATCCTGTCTCCGCGTTCGCCTGACGCCATGAAATGAGCGACTCAGGGAGCTGGTCTACAGATACCTCGAGCACGACCTGGTCGGGACAAAAGTAATTGCTCCATTTGAAATGCTCTCGTTCGATAAGCGATGGGTCGGCGTCTCTGAAGTCGAACAGGGCCACGTACCCCTTGTGAAGCGCATAACTGTTCGCGGTCTGGGGCATCCGGAAGGGGCGATCCGGACGAGACGGGAGGATGACTCCGGAGTCTAGGATGGCTGAAGCATTCGCTAACGTGGTGGAGTGCCACACAGCCCCTATCCACACATCCCACTCTGATTCGCCTGGCTCCACCCTTTCCCACAATGCGGGGTCGCGCATCGGACTACCTTTCCTGCTGCATTGAGCGCCCCCGAGTGAACGCCTGACGGATCTCGGCCTGACTCATCGGTGACCGCCCAGCCAGCTTCACGCACTGATCGAACGTGATGTCCGGGATCCGCACCCCAGCGTTCATCATGTAGCGCACAGCCGCCTCGGCCGTGGGACCCTGGGCGAATGCGAGCTGGAGATCCACTGCCGCGACGAAGAGGGCTTCGATGTCCTCCCAGGGAGAGGGCTGCAGCTGCGCGGCGGCGCCATCGAACACGGGCCCCAGGAGACGCTCTTCCATGCGCTGCGCCATCGCCCAGGCCTCGTTCCGGTCCATGCCCTGGTCCTCGAGCTGCTTCCGGTAGCCCGCAACGATCTCTGCCACCTCGTGCACGACATCCTGCACGTGGTCCATGAGGGCGCGGTCGAAGGGGGTGAGGCTCATCCCAGCATCCGGGAGAGGAATCGCACGATGGGGCCGACGATGGGCTCCATGGCCTCGATGAGGGCCTCTTTGAGGCCTTCGAGGGCTTCGCGGAAGCGAATCTGCTCAGGGCTCATCCCAGAAAGCTACACCGCGGGGAGGCTCTGCGCACTGAACGGGGGAGGGAAGTGGGTCAGGAGCCGGCGGCGGCGACCCTCTTCGCACGGTCCAGCCATGCCCGTGCTTCCACGAGCGCCCGATCGATGGCCGGGAGGGCGTCTTCGTCGTCCTCATGACGCACACGCATCTCCTCCAGGTCGTCCACCCACCCGGAGAGGTCTTCGATGGAGTGGTAGGGACCGACGGGCGGGTCGATGATGATCGTGCTCATGGTTGTTTCTTCCGCCTGTAGGCCGAAGTCAACTTCAGCTGCTTGAAGACAATACTCCAGAGCTCGTGCGAGTGTTCACGCGCTGCTTCAAGCGGCGACATCTGCCCGGAGAATATCAGTGGATCGTATTTCGAGTACAGGTCCTGAACTGTGGGATAGTAGAGGGTCGTCACGTCTGATAGCTCCGGCCATCCGCGCTTGGGCCGGCGGAGCGTGTAGAGATAGAGTTCGCTCGTTGCCCTCATCTCCCTGAGATCATGTGCGATCGCGAAACTCACGTCCTCGATCGAAAACGACGAGCTGCTGGGATGGTTGTGCGTGAAGATCTTGTCCTTGAGCTTCTTCGTTTCCGCTTTGGTGAAGGTGACCTCGTCCTTCTGGCCCGTCGTCTTGTCGAGGACCACCTTCCCGGTCTTCGGATCCCACGCTGTCGCGTACTCGATCTGCTCTCCGGAGATCTGCGCCTCCCGCGCAGCGACCAGCTTCTGCAAGAACGAGTCGGAAACATGGGACGGCGGGAACTTCGCCCGGAGCTCCGCCACGCTGACCACCGAATGGTCCGACCGGATCAGGTCGCGGAGGCTCATCTTCCCTTCCCGAAAGATGTCAGCCGTGTAGCGCCCGAGCACATCGTTCTGGACCGCCGGTGACTGGCGCTTCAGCCAGTCCTCGTACTTCTGAGACGCCGGTACCGGGCCGTCCTGGGAGGCCCTCATGCCCTCGTCCGGGGGCTCGACCCCCAAGCCCTCCCAGTCGACTATCGGTGTGAGGATCGTCCGGCAGTTGTAGTGAAACGGAGGGATCATCTTCGCGTCAGGATCCTCCACGGCCACGATCTTCCCGTCGAGCGCCATGCAGATCTTCGACGTCCGGCTGTCCAGTGTCGCGGTGATCTCCATCCCGGCGAGGATGTCCGCGTTCTCCTGGTAGGTCGCGAGGTGTCCGCGGTTGGCGATGAAGTTCACCCCGGTCCGGACGATCGCCTCCGTCTGGCGGGTCGTGGTCTGCAGGATCCCGCCGGAGAAGATGCCTTGGCGCCGTGTCGTGCCGTCCGTGAGCGTGACTGTCCGGAAGCGCCCGGTATGCCGTCCGCGGATCCGGCGGACCATGTCGTCGATGCTCTCGTTCTCGGCCATCCCGATGCGGAGCTGCCGATGCACGTTGCGGACGACAGCCTCCTTCTGAGTGTCGACCCAGCCCTTGAGCGTCTCTCCCTCGAAAGGATTCTCGCGGAGGATCGAGCGCATGAGGTTCTGGCCGACGCGTCCGCTCCGGATGTCCACCGCCACAGACCCGATGGAACGCTGCAGTTGGGTCTCGGCCCACTCGGCCTGCTGCACGCCGACCCGGGCGAGGCGCTGCTCGAGCGTGCTCCGAATCTCTTTGAAGCTCTGGCCGGCCATCGACTCGACTTCCCCGAGGAGCGTCTCGAGGCGTTCTCGGCGGTACCGCTGGCGGGCCGGCGCCGTCGGATCCAGCTTCGCGATCTGCGCGGCCAAGTCATCGAAGAGTTCGGCGATGAGCGGCTGGACCTCACGTGAGATCCCAGTGCCGAGGCGCTGGAGCGCCAACAGGTTCCGGATGACCCCACCGATCGGATCCTCGGGCATGGCGTCAGACTCCCACGGCCCGGGTCCATCGAGTGCCCGCAGCCGCGGCCTTCGCCTTGGCCACCAGGTCCCGATCCTTCACACGGCGGAGCGTGGTCTCTTCGGTGCGGAACGTCTCCGACAGCTTCGAGATCTGGCGGAGGCGAGTGTGCGTGACGACCCGCCGATAGACCTTCCCGTCTGCGTGGACCTCGAACGTCCCTTCGTCCAGCTCCACCACGAACGGGAGGAACTCGCGGCGGCTACTCCTCGCCATCGTCGTCTTCCTGTCCGCCGTTCCCCCCGCCGTTCCCCCCACCACTCCTCATCGCGTCCAGTTCGGCCATCCCCTCCTCGGCGAGCCGGACTCGTTCGAGCTCCGGATCGAAGTCCTCGGACAGAACCTCCCCGCGCTTCGCTGCGTCCCAGAAGGTCTCCAGCGAGATCCGCCCGCGGTCCACAGCGTCGAGCAGTGCGGCGAACATCTGCGGGTCGAGGAGCTTCTTCTCGAAGTCGCGATTCACCTCGACCGTGCCTCCGCTATTCAGGCCTTCCCACTTCGCGGTGAGCCGAAGCGCCTCGTTCAGGGCCTGCTGCATGTTCCGGGCAGCGAGGATCAACTGGGCGTCGGATTCGGACTTGTCGATGCGCTTCGACGTCGCCGTCTCAGCCGAGCGCGTCTCGCTCATGAGCATCGAGAGGCCGAGGATGGCCATGCGGTGCTCGATGTCCTTCAGGCTCAGACGCGAGGCCTCCAGGCCGGAGCCCTGGATCTCGGCGAACTTCGCGTCCCCACCCTTGGGCAGCATCAAGCCCACCGTGGGCCCGACGGAGAACGCACCGGGCTTCTCCTCTTCCACCCCGATGAGGGTGAGGATAGGCACGCACGCGACGTGCTCGACGTTGTCCTTGTCGGAGCGCTTCTGCCAGTGCTTGATGTTCTCGAGCGCGAGGTCGAGGAGCGGAGGCTCGGACTCGAGGTATCCCGTGCGGTTCGTGTACGCCGTGGCGAGGGGGATCTCGTCCATCCCCTCGAACGTGCCGCTACTCCTCAGCAGCCACTTCTTCTTCCCAGGGCCGTCCTTCACCTCCTCGTACACGGACCACTGAACCGCGATGTACGGGTCGCCCGACTCGTTCTGGGCGCGCACCAGGCGGTATTCCCGGATGCGCGTGACGCTCCGTTCCCCCCAGCGCCCATCGTCCTCTTCACCGGACTCCTTCCACCGGAGAAGCGAGAGGACGCGCCGACCGTTCACCTTGATGGTCGAGAACTTCAGGACGTCCTGCTTCCTGAGTGGGATCCAGTAGGGCCGCAGCCCGGCCTGGCGCTCCTGGGCGAGCGATTCGATGGAGCCCTGGGCCACCTCCTGGAAGTCCACGAAGATGCCGGCATGCCCATCCAGGAACCCATCCTCGAAGACGTCGCGGGAGAAGCTGTCGATGTCCCGCCCCTCGAGATCCACGTTCTCCAGGTATTCCACGATGCCGGGAGGCACGTCGTCACCGATCTTCGTCTCGTTCGAGAAGACCAACCCCACGAGCCCCTTCACGGTGCGCCTGAAGGCGTTGAAGAGGACCGCTTGCTGCAGGCGATCTGAGTAGGATTCGGGCGTCTCCTTTGCGAACACGGGCAGGTACTTCGCCGCCTGCTTCCGCATGTGGAGCGTGCCCTGAAAGACATCACGAACGACCTGTACTGCTTTGGCCTGACGCTCGTGCGCCAGCCCCGGTGTATCCGGCCCCTGCTTCTCCATCATCCCCCTCCTCGTCCCCGGCTGAGAGGCCCTCGGCCCTACACCCTGTGTTCGAATTCCTCCATCTCAGATTTCCGGGCAGTCACCCGGTACCGCACTTCGTCTCCGATGTGGTCCTCAGCTGCGGTGTCCACGTCGTCCGGATCCCGTTTGTCGCGGGGCAGCGTCGGCAGGCACCTCACGAACTGCCGGCACGTCTCGAACGCCAGCAGCCACGGTGCTTCCCGGTCCCCGTCGCGCCGGGCCTTCAGCATGTCCCAGACCCGCTTCCATCCGGTGTTCCTCGACCCCGGCCTCTTGTCGGCCTCGATGAAGCGGACGCCGTGCGTCGCCATCGTGCCGGCGATCGACTTCCCGTCCCCGTCCATCTGGAAGATTGAGGAGTCGGCCGGCCCGGGTTTCACACGGCTCCGGATCCCGAGTTGCTCCTCTCGAGTCACGATGCCGAGCGCGATCTCCTTGTCGCTCATCCGCAGCCCAACGTTCGGCGTCCGCTCGTCCCAGCCGTACCACTCGGAGATGCGGACCAGCGTCCCACGGGGGTAGATCTTCCCGTCCGGGGCCACCGTTCCGTCCGACTCGGCCCACCAGCCGACGGAGAACGGCTTGGAGTGCCCCCAGTCGTAGGAGCGATCGATGCGCCAGGACTTCGGGATGTTCAGCGTGCCGTCCTCGTTGAGCCACGGCTCGATGAGGTGCAGCCGCCGGTCCCACACGTCGTCGAAGCGTCCACCGGCGATGACGTCCCAGTCCCCCCCGAGCCACGCCTTTTTCTGCGCCTCGGACGACGCGGACGCGGAGATGAACTGCGGGTAGTCGGGCTGGGCGCGGAGCAGCGCTTTGTTCTCGGACCAGTGCCCCCGAATCCGGACGCGCCGGAGCCCTGTCTCCCGGCTCTCGATGACCACGCCTGCAGGTGCAGGGTCGATGAAGTAACCCTTCACCGCGTTGTGACCCACACCCCACGGGTTCGCCGTGGACCGGATCCGCCGCGGCACGCCGGGATAGCTCGACCGGCAGCACGACTTCATCCGGTGATAACACTCGAGGTCCGGCCAGTTGGTGAGCTCCTCCCAGCCCTGCCACGGGACTTCCCAGCCATGGTAGTTCCAGTAGTCCTCGGGATCGTCCATGTACCGGAAGAGCAGAGTCTCGCCGTCCGGCCACTCCCAGCGATAGTCGCCCTTGCTCCACTTCGCCTCGGGGAAGATCTGCCGAAACCAGCGGTTGCTCTTGCGGACCACGTCCTCGAGCTGCTTGTACGTCTGGCGGAAGATGATCCCGAACCACGCCTCGCCGTATCCGCGCCCTACGTCCCGGGCGAAGTCGATCAGGAGAGCATCCGTCTTCCCTGGACCCCGCGTGCCCTCGTACAGCGTCTCGAGGACAGGACTCGTGAGGAACAGACTCTGCGAGCCTGGGTGCGGGCTCCAGATGACCCGGGGCGCGTCCACGCTCATGAGCCGGCGCCAACGGTCGCCTCCGTGGCCTTCGCGGCCTCCTCGGCCAAGGCCTTCTGTTGTGCCCTCGCGGTCTTCGTCCAGTCGCTGAGGTCCGGGCCCGCTGGCACGAGGAGCACGCCGCTCGTCTTCACCTGGCCGGAGTGCTCGAGGACGCGGTGGTTCGTGTAGTGGCCGCCCTTCTCCTTCGCGGCCTGCTCCAGGAGACTCTGGGCCAAGGGGATGTTGCCCTGCTTCCCCATGGACTTCGCCCGCTCGTACATCCGCTGGAGCTCCTCGAGGCGATAGCGCTCGTACGCCACGCCGACTTCCGCCTCGCCCTTCAGGTACTCCTTCCGCGTCGCTTCGAAGAGCGCCGCCCACTTCTTCGGTGTGCGGTTCGACGGGACCGTGGGGTCGTAGTAGTGCACCTGCTGGCGGGGGAGCTCGAGACCGAACACGTCTTTGACTTCCTCGCACACTTCGGTAGGCGTGCGGAAACACGCCAACCTCATGACGACGAACGACTTGTGCTGTTCAGTCAGCTTGGCCACGTCCACTCCTTCCGGTCACACTGAGGTCCAGCGCCCTACGCTGCCTTCAGGCAGACGCCACACGCCGCCGACATCTGCGCCTCGGCCACCTCTGGCCTCTTCCTGGCCGCGGCCACCAGGAGCTCCGTGGCCCCAGCCGCCGCACCCGCACCGTACCGCCGCACCACTCCCACGAATTCCTCCACGTCGTGGCCCCGGATCGCATACTTCGGGCTCCCATCCCGGTGAAACTTCGGCATCCCCCAGCGGTCGATCTCCTGGGCGCAGTGGTAGAGTTCATGCTCGACCAGCGCACACCAGGTGGCGTGATCCACCGCGTTCGCGTACGGGGCGTAGAACGTGAGCACGAAGTCCGGGACGGCCTCGAACCACTCCCTGAGCTGGAACTCCTGGCGGGCCTTCACCCAGGCGGAGCCTCGGAAGAACGGGATCTCCGCGGTCGCTGCGATATCGAGCTGCTTGCTCCGGGCCGGCTCACTCGTCCAGAGCACACCGATCTGCGCGCCGATGAGGTGAGCGTGGTCTGAATTCACGAGCGGGCCACCTGGATCGATGAACGTCTCAGCGATCCACGCGGCAAGCTCCGGGGCCGGGAGGAACTCGCCGAAGGCCGCGGGCTCGAGGAGAAGGGCGGGGGGGCGTGGGCGCTCGGTCATGACGCCTTCCGAATCGCTTCGCGAAGGGCTCGCTCGAGCGAGATGTGATGCGGCACCTCGATCACGGCACTCTCCGATGGGAACACGATGAGTCTGGCGTTCCGGTGCTTGGAGTGGCGGTGGATGAATACCTGAGGCCCGCCGTTCGGATTGAACGGCTCTTCGATCTGCCTCGCGCAGACCGGGCAGTCGACGTAGACCAGGTCCTCCACACATCCACCCCCCACACGCAAGAGGGGCGGTGTCCCCCGGATTCGCCTGATCCTGAGAGACACCGCCCCACGGCGGTCGCCCGTCTTTTGCTGCTCCAAACGTACCCTCCTCACGTCCGAAAGGTCAACGAAGTCGTGGTGAAGCGTCCAACAGGCGCCGGCACGGATCGTCTCCGACGCAGGTCCCCGGGAGGCAGCTGCAGGGGTCTTGGTTCGATGCGGAGTACTTGTCGGCGTGCGGGCACGAGTAGGCCGAGAGTGGAATACCGGACGCTGCGGGACAGTCGATCAGGTTTCCCGCACACGTCCTGCAGTCGGGTCGGGGAAGCGCCACCGTCTCCCTATCTCGCTGGAGTAGGGTGAGGAGATTGTTTTCAACTTGCCGGAACTTGGCGTTGTGCTCCGGGTCGTGCAGGTCCATCTCGCCGTGGCGAAGCGCATAGGCCACGAGGTCCGCCATCAATGCCGCTACTTGCTCCCGGTCACTCATTCGTTCCTCGCTGCGTGAGCTGGATCTTCCCGGCGATCTCATAGCGCTTCCGGACCGCAATCACTTCTCCCTGTGGCACCACCTCGAAGAGGACTCGGGAGCAGAGCCACACCTCGTCTTCCGGCACGTCGTCTGACGCCATGACGTTCATCCCCAGGATCTTCATCTCGGCCATTTCCCCTCACCCGAACCGGTGATCGCGGTCGACGACGTGGACGACCCGGAAACACTCAGGACCGAGGCGTGAGGCGATGCGCTCGAACCCGGGACGCTTCTCAAGGACGTCCGGCGGATAGTTGCTGGTCGTGATGGTCGGCCGGAGCACGCGGGCGTTCAGGATCTCGTACAGAATCCGGGCCGGGTCCTCCCGGGGCCGCTCGGTACCCAGGTCGTCGATGCCGAGGATCCGGGTATCCTGCCGGGGCTTCTTCACCTCTCGATCGTCCCGGCCCGTGGAGTAGCAGCTCTGCACCTCGGAGATGAGCGAAGTGGCGTTGTCGAACCGGATCCAATCGGACTGCCAGTCCGGATCCCGGAGGAGCTCGCGGATCGTCGCCACGAGGATCTGGGTTTTCCCGCTACCCGTCTCCCCCCACAGGTAGAGCCCGCGGACCGGGTCGTGTCTCCCAGCCTCACGGACACGCCGAACCCACGTCCGGGCCTCCTCCAGTGGCTCCGCGGGGCATCCCACGGCCTCGAGGTTGTCGAGCGTGGCAGGGAGCAGGCCATTCGGCGTCCGGAGCCACCCGTGCTCCGCCGTGTTCACGCCGAGGGCCGCGAGGATGTCGAGCATGCGCTCTTCGCGGTCCTGGATCCGCTGCCTCCGCTCGGAAGCGATGATCTCCGCCTGCTGTGCCTCGCGGGAGAGCTCGCGTGCGGCCGCACAGTCGCTGCACTCGTCCGGCGCCGGCGGGATCTTCGTCCCCTTCCGGGTCTCGTGGTAGGTCCACGTGACTTCCCCCCCGCACCCGCCAGGGCAGGGGACCGTCCGCTCAACCTGCTCCATAGCCACGGAGTCGGCGGTCGGCTTGGGGGCTCGGGTTCGTGCCGCTGCCCGATTCGACTCCAGCCGCTGCTGGAGCTCGGCGGCTTGGGGCTCTGCTGTCGTCGTGTTCATGGTTTGCCTTCTGCCGTGCGAGGATTTCGACCTTGGTGCGGAGGTTCCGGATGTCGCCCACCCGGTTCTTCATGCTTTGCTCGTCCTGGGCAGCGAGCTCGTTCAGAGCCGTGGCCAGGAGCTTGGTTGGTCGGGGGTGTTGGATCAGCCCGCGGGGAGGGAGGCCGCCATCCAGCCAGCTGGCGATCGTCTGGACGTACCCGAGTTGGCTGGCGGGGGGGACCCGGGTGACGAGGTAGTCCCTCAGGGCCCCGCGGCACCCGGCGAGCCTCGTGGCGTGCTGTGCGAGTGCCGCCTCGGCTTTCGGGTCGAACTCCGTGGGGGGATTTAGGGGGGTACTACTACCTTCGTCGTCTACTACTACTACTGCAGCTTTAGACCCCCCCTGGAGGGTACCCCTAAACGGTTTAGGGGGGGTGGTTTCGGTACCCCTATCATTTTTACCCCCCCCGGTTTCGGTATCTCTATATATAGAGGGGGTGATTTCACCCACCCTATCGAAGAGGGCTGCGCGGAACGCGTCACGGATAGCCTGGGTGGTTTCGGGTACCCTATCCGACTCGATGACGCTGAATGTGTCCCCGTGGCCACGGCCTCCAGGACGGCGTTCAGACCACCCGCTGTCCTCCAGCTCGAGAGCTGCCCGCTTCACCCGATCGGCACCGACACGCAGGAACCCGCGGAGCTCCGCGTAGGGGAGTTCGATCCCTTCGGTGAGCGATAGGAGGAGACCCATCACGCGGGCCTCAGGGGACAGGCGGGTGTCCGCCAGCAGGGCGATCTGGTCAGGAGTCATGGGTGTTGCCTGGCGGCGTATTGGCGCCAACGAAAACCGAAGAAACCACGAATATTCCGGGTGGAATGGCCGAAACGCAGTGCTGCGATTGAATTTTCCGGGAGGTGCCCGTAATTCAGGAGTGCAGGGGGCGTTGATCTGGTCGGAAATCGCAGTACCTTTGCGCCGCCTAGAACCGGGGTGGTGGGAGGATCGACCGAGTCTGGGTGCTGCCAGGAGGCAGGAATAGACGACCCCCGTACCCGGATCCGGAACGCGGACGGGTACGGGGGCCAGGCCCGAAAACAGACGGAGGGTACCAGTGAGAAGACCCTGAGGGGTTCAGCTCTTTCGCGGCCACTATGTGGTGCAGTTGGGCCCCGCCCGTGGCCCGGAGTCGGGATTGCGCCCCGGCTCCGGGTCCTTTTTTCAAAGGTCGGATAACGTACACCGGATCCAGCATCCGAGGCAACCGGTCTCATCCCCTCTCCTCCCTGACACCTGATGCGGCCTCGGGGATCTCGTGGCTCTCCCACACGTGCCCGCACTTGGTGCAGACCCCGATGGCATGGGGCCCACCGTCGTACTTCTCGACCGCCATGTATCCGCAGTCATTCGGACACACCACCGACCGGCTCCACACCGTGACGGCCGTCCATTCACTCGGTTCCATGAGCCCTCTCTTATGCGTGTCTTCGAAGATGTGCACACTCCCCCCTCACCATCCCCCACACCTCATCCCTGCGTCTGTAGTTGCGGACCTGATGCCACTCGCCGTCGATGTCCTGGAGGTATTCCAGCTCGAAGGCCCATCGAGGCGCGGCGGTCCGGCCCTCCTGGTCGTCCGCCAGTCGCTCGGGCCAGAGCCTCCAGCGATACAGGCGTCCGGAGGGCAGGCGGATCTCGTGCCAGGCGGGGGTGGCTGGGGCCGGGGGGGCGA